CTTGAGATGATTATGTTAGAACGTGAAGACTGGAAAAAGAAACTTAAACCAGAAGATTACAGATTACGTATTTCTCAGAAACCTATTAACATTAAAGAAGCTTTTGATTATAGAAAAGACGCAAGATTTCCTGAGCATTTAGTATCACAACAAATTAGACGCATAGAGGATAAAGAATATCCAATGGAATTTGTAGACTTGATGTGGGAAGATGATAAAATTGTACAAAAGTTTACACGCAAGTTACCAATCATGGAGTTTCCAATATCACCTAAAACAGAAAATAAAGAAGGTGCTATTATCATTTATGAGAAACCAATTGAAAATCCAAAGTTTGGAACTTATTATGCGTCTATTGACCCTGTATCAGAAGGTAAGACAACAACATCAGAATCTCTTTGTTCTATCTTTGTTTATAAAACTGCACAAGAAGTAACAGTTCATAAGAAAGATGGATCAGTTGATTCTTATATTGAGGGTGATAAAATTGTTGCTGCATGGTGTGGACGATTTGATGACTTAAAAAAGACGCATGAAAGACTAGAGTTAATTATTGAGTATTACAATGCATGGACAATTGTAGAGAACAACGTACACTTGTTTATACAGTACATGATATCAAGACGTAAGCAAAAGTATCTTGTGCCAAAAAATCAAATCATGTTCTTAAAAGAACTAGGTAGTAATAATAACGTCTTCCAGGAGTATGGTTGGCGTAACACAGGTACACTTTTTAAATCAAACTTGGTATCATACGCAATACAGTTTTTAGAAGAAGAGATAGATGTTGAGACCAAACCAGATGGCACTATTACCAAAGTCACATATGGTGTAGAACGCATACCTGATTTAATGCTATTAAAAGAAATGCAAGCATACAGAGATGGATTAAACGTTGACCGCTTGGTTGCGTTTTGTGCATTAGTTGCTTTTGCAAAAGTTCAAGAGTCAAACAGAGGTTTTTCTAAACGTACAGATCATGAAAATCCTGATAGTTTGCAAAATACAAATAAAAATACTAACTTATTTATGAGTCCTTTTCGTCATATTGGTAATAGTGAGCAAAGCTCAGCTAGCAGTCTTATGCGAAAACCAAGGAACCCATTTAAAAACATGAGATAATATGCAAGTATTCAATGCACTGCAGCTAAAGAATGGCGCAAAAGCTGATTATAACAAGATGGGTACATTTACCCAACCTGTGCAATTCTTACAATCAAAAGATAAAGATGAAGCATGGGCTGCTTGGAATATGGATTGGTATGAAATGCAAGGTCTTAAACAGATACGCAGAAATGCAAGACGCCTTCTTAAAAACTACAAATTAGCAACTGGTATTATTGATAAGACAGACTACATTGTAGAGGAAGATAATGATATGGCAGAACTTGTTGATATTCTGACTAAAGAAGATACTTCAGCTTTTGAGTTAAAATTCTTTCCAATTATTCCAAATGTTGTAAATGTCATGGTTGGAGAATTTGCAAAACGCAATGACAAAATCATGTACAGATCAGTTGATGATACTTCATACAATGAAATGCTTGAGCAAAAACGCCAGATGGTAGAGCAAACATTGTTATCAAGTGCTGAAATAAAAATGAAAATGAAAGTTGAGGCAATGGGCGCAGATCCTAATAATCAAGAGCAGCAACAACAGATTCAACAAATGATGTCACCTGAGTCATTAAAGACTTTGCCAGAAATTGAAGAGTTCTTTAAAAAGAATTATAAATCAATGATAGAAGAATGGGCATCACATCAACATAATGTTGATACTGAACGTTTTAACATGAAAGAACTTGAAACTCTTGCATTTAGAGACAGTCTTATTGCTGATAGAGAGTTTTGGCATTTTAATATGCTTGAAGATGATTATGAAGTTGAAGTATGGAACCCTGTAATAACATTCTACCACAAGTCTCCAGGAGCTAGATATATTTCACAATCCAATTGGGCTGGTAAAATTGACTTAATGACACCTGCAGATGTACTTGATAAGTATGGTTACATGATGACAGGTGAACAGTTAAAAAGTCTTGAAGCAATATATCCTGTAAAATCAGCAGGTTATATTCTACCAGGTGTACAGAATGATGGCTCTTTTTATGATGCAACACGTTCACATGAGTGGAATGTTGATGGACCTTCATTAGGAATGCGTCAGTTTACGTCATATCGTGATACAACAAATGCATATGGTGATGATATCATTCTTAAGATTCTTACTGAATCAGAAGACTTACTAGATTTTGATAATACTGGTCTTCTTCGTGTAACAACATGTTATTGGAAGTCTCAGAGAATGGTTGGACATTTAACACGTATTGATGAGCAAGGTATGCTTATAGA